AGCAATACACCGTCATCGGGACCAAGGAAACCTACCGTCTGGCCCAGCAGCCCGGCAGTTATGTGGTGATCAAATATGTCCGCCCGGTGATCAAGCGTCTCGACACCCAGGTCATCCATTGCCCCGCTGCCCCCGTAGGGGTCCTTGAGGGCAGTCGCGCCGACGTCAGCTTCGTCGCCGGGATGATCGTCGACAAGTTCCTCTACCATCTGCCGCTCTACCGGATTCATCAGCGCTTGCAGGATGGCGGCTTTACCCTGAGCCGGCCGTGGCTGACCCAGTTGATGCAACAGATTGTGGGGCTTTTGGAACCCATCCATGACGCCCAGTTTGCCTCCATCCGCGCCTCCCGGGTGAAGGCCATGGATGAAACCCCCATCAAGGCCGGCCTGAAAGGACCGGGCAAAATGAAACAAGGGTACTTCTGGCCGGTGTATGGCGAGCAGGATGAAATCTGCTTCCCCTACTGCGAAAGCCGCCGGGCAGAGCATGTGGATCAGCTCTTGGGTCTGACCGCCCCTCCCGGGTCGATACTGATTACGGATGGTTATGCGGCCTACAGCCGTTATGCCCAAAAAACGGAAGGGCTCACCCATGCCCAGTGCTGGGCGCATACCCGTCGGGAATTCTACGAGAGCCAGGATGCCGATCCACAGCGGGCTGCCGTCGCCCTGGACAGGATTGGCCAGATGTATGCGGTGGAAGCCGAAATTCGGGATCAGGGACTGAAAGGCGTGCAAAAGCATGAGGTCCGGCTGACGAAAACCCAGCCTTTGGTCGAAGCGTTCTTCACCTGGGTGGCAGATACCGCTGCTGATACCGGACTGCTGCCCAGCAACCCTCTGAGCAAAGCCTTGGCCTATGCCCACAAACGACGGGCGGGACTGGAAGTCTTCCTGAGCGATGCCGATGTGCCCATGGACACCAACCATCTGGAACGCGGACTCCGGGTAATCCCCATGGGAAGAAGAAACTGGCTGTTCTGCTGGACGGAACTGGGGGCTAAACAGGTCGGCATCGTGCAAAGTCTGCTGACCACTTGCCGCCTCCACGACATCAATCCCTACGAGTATCTGGTCGATGTCCTGCAGCGGGTCAGTCAGCACCCCGCATCCCGCGTCGCTGAACTGACCCCCAGGCTCTGGAAACAGCACTTTGCCGCCAACCCCCTGCGCTCGGACCTCTACAATATCCTGAAGTAGCCCGCAAGATACGCCGCTCAGTTACCGGTTACTTCCCCACGCATGTGGGGGTGTTTCTTATTGAATGTGCTGCGATGGTCTTTAAGGTCGGTCTTCCCCACGCATGTGGGGGTGTTTCTGGTGAAAATGCTCCCGATAGCGCCGAGGGCGCGTCTTCCCCACGCATGTGGGGGTGTTTCCGCGTCATGCACCATGGAGCACAAAGATGGGTTTGGGTCACTTAGGGGTTAGCAAGGTTAGCAAGGGGTTAGCAAGAGTTTCCTTTTTTTAATCAAAGGGCTTGCTAACCTTGCTAACCTTGCTAGGCAAAAACGGGTTAAACCTTGTGTGTGCATATCAGCTCCACTATCTTTTATTAAAAAAAGGTTAGAAAGGTTAGCAAGGTTAGCAAATATACTGAATCTATTAACTTTTTTCTTGCCAACCCTTGCCAACCCCCACCCATATCTTGCTAACCCCCCAGGAGAAAACTTATGACAGACGCAGACGCAATCAGTGAAGATAATCGGTCGATGCTCACCAAGGCCCCAGAAACGCCACTGAACGACATTAAACAGCCACACCTATCCTACCCTACCACTCGCCACCAAGAATGCGTTACAGAGCCACACAGCCCCATACACGCCGCCACAAACTCCGAACTCCGAACACGCTACCCACAGCCAGTTCCCGTCGTCGTGGGAGGATGGCCCGCATGATGACTGACACGCAAGCCAAGCTGCTCAAGCTCCTGCGTCAATCTCCAAAAAACTGGCAACAATTGGCCCCGAGCTTCTCTGACCGCGCAGAAATGAACCGTGCGCTGATGGTCCTGCTCTGGACGTGCAATGGCTGCGTACACATCACCACGGCCCGAGCGTTTGGCTCCCTGCATCATGTCTGCAAGCTGCGACCTGAACGTACGCTGGAACGGAAGTGCCGATTTTATTTGCCGGATGAGAGGGCCGTTTGATGCTTGAGATTTACACTCTCCTAAACCCCAAGGTCGCCAACTACAACGGCACAGGAGGCAGCCCGGCTATCACCCCTGAAGATGTTGCCGCTTGCCTGGGCCGCATTCAAATTAGAGGGCCCGGTCTCCTTGTCCGCGCAATGGCTGGAGACCCTTCTTGCCTGTCCCCTCTCCGCGTTATCTTCGGCCAGAATCTCGCGCAGATGGCTAACCTTAAGCGGTGGAAAACCGGACCGACTTTCTGGCCGTATATGGACGGCTTGCGTGACTCCGTTCTGCATTTTTATGTGATTCCCGATTCATGCCATAGATGCCACGGTCATGGCTCCATTACGCTTTGCACTCAACAGGTAATTGCTTGCCCTCTTTGCGAAGGGGTCGGACGGAAAGAGCCCAAAGAAACTGACAAGGCGCGATCTGCCCAGATCAACATTGAAACTTGGCGCGCTACCTGGGCAGGCCGATATACAGACGCAAGGGCCATATTGTCGGACTGGGAAGATATAGCGGACAGGGCTACAAAGCGGCTGTGGTGGCAGGATTGTTGACAACACCCCACTTTTGTGGGACATTCTCCGCTAATGATGAATTACTACGCCCTGACCTAACCCGTCGGGGCTTTTGCGTTTTAGGGGGTATGGTTTAACTTGCCGTCTATAAAAAGAATTCTGGTCGCTAGAGAGCGATGGGAGATTATTCAATGACCCAAGCCTTTGAACCAACGCAAGAACAGCGCGAACTGGTCAACCTGCTTGCTTCTATGGGGGTAACGCAAGAGGACATCTCCAAGGTGGTCAAGATCGGCGAGCGCACTCTCCGAAAGTATTTTCACGAAGAGCTGGCGACCGCAACCATCAAGGCCAACGCGAAGGTTGCGGGTGCTCTTTTCCGCATGGCGACAGACCCCAAGGGCGGCATGAAAGCGGTAACAGCGCAGATTTTCTGGCTTAAGACGCGCGCACGGTGGAGAGAGACCGCCAACCTAGAGGTGAGTGGCGTGGATGGAGCCGCTTTCCAGCTCGAGGTAAATTTCGTTGAAGGCCACAAAAACCCGAATTGACTTCGCGCCCAAGCTGCGCTTCCTGTTTGACCCCGCCCGCTACAAGATCGCTTACGGTGGACGAGGCGGCGCGAAGTCCTGGGGATTTGCCCGCGCACTGCTTATCAAGGCCTGTCAGCAGCCCCTGCGCATCCTGTGCGTGCGGGAATTGCAGACGAGTATTCAGGAGTCCGTCCACAAGCTCCTGAGCGACCAGATCATCGCCATGGGCCTCTCTGCTTTCTTCGAGATCCAGAAGCAGCAGATATATGGGCGCAATGGCTCACAATTTTTCTTCGCGGGCATCAAGAACACGCCCAGCAAAATTAAATCCACCGAAGGAGTGGACATCTGCTGGGTGGAAGAAGCGCAGACTGTCTCTGAACAGTCCTGGGCTTTTCTGATCCCGACGATCCGCAAGCCTGGCTCTGAAATTTGGATGAGCTTCAACCCGCACCTGTCCACCGATCCGACTTATCAGCGGTTTGTGACCCATGCGCCGCCTCATGCTGCCGTGGTCAAGATCGGCTATCAGGATAACCCATGGTTTCCCGAAGAGCTGGAACAGGAGCGGCTTTACCTGCTCAAAGTGGACCCTGAAGCGCATGATCATGTGTATGGCGGCGAGTGCCAGACACAATCCGAGGCGCAGGTTTTGCGCGGCAAATGGTGCGTCGAGAGCTTCGAGACGGACGCTACCTGGCACGGGCCGTACTTTGGTGCTGACTGGGGCTTTTCGAGCGATCCGAACACGCTCGTCAAGTGCTGGGTCGGTGGCAACAACCTATACATCGAGCATGAAGCCTACGGCCTGGGCGTGGAGCTGGATGACACTCCGCGCATGTTTGACACGATACCGGGGTCATCAGCGCACGCGATCCGCGCAGACAACGCCAGACCGGAAACGATCAGCTACATGCAGCGCCATGGTTTTCCGCGCGTTGTAGCGGCTGAGAAGTGGCCCGGCAGCGTCGAGGATGGCGTGGCTTATCTCCGCGCGTTTGAGCGCATTGTGCTGCATCCGCGCACGACCCACGCACGGGATGAGGCGAAGCTCTGGAGCTACAAAGTCGACAAGCTGACCGGAGACGTACTGCCTGAACTGGTCGATAAACACAATCATATCTGGGATGCCGTGCGTTATGCGCTGCAACCCATCATCCGCAAACGGCACCAGGCCAAGCGGCTGCACTTGCCGGTCATGGGGAGGTAGTAATGGCTAAGGACACGATCCACATCAAGGCATCACATAAAGGCTGGCTCCATAAAGCCTTGGGCGTACCGGAAGGGCAGAAGATTCCAAAATCCAAGCTGGAAATCGCCAAGTCGTCCAGTGACCCGCATATCCGTCAAATGGCTAATTTTGCCGCCAACGCCCGGCGTTGGAACCATAAGTGAGTTTTCAGACCCTCAAGAAGACGTTTGGGCAAGATCGTGATCTGCCCCCGCGTACACACGCCATGGATTCACTCCGCCGCGTGTTGGAGGGTCGCCAGTATGATGAGTTGACGCAAGAGTTTCACGAGGAAGAATCAGGCGGTCAATACGTCAAGCTGCGTGAACGTCGGCCATCCGTCCGCTATCCGCTCTGTCGGCTGCTTGTGGAAGATTCTGTGTCGATGCTGTTCTCGGGTGACCATCTCCCGAATATCGACTGCGAAGATACGCAGGTGCAAGTGGCGCTGTATCAGATCGCGAAGGATTGCACCCTTAGCCAGACGCTCATCAAGGCCGCGATGATCGGCTCCGTT